TGCATGAAGCCATCTGTACCGAGCGCTACAACAGCATAGATCGATCCCTGCGCGATGGGGATAAGCGCATGACAAAGATTGAATACCTCTTGTATGGGGTAATCATTTGCGTTCTGTTTGGCCCCGGCGTCGCTGGCGAGTTAGTCAAAAAGATTTTGGGTTTGTAAATGCCAGAAGAAAGGCTCAACCCCAACTCTGTTTTGGACAGGGTGCTTGGATATGTAGACAGCCCGTTTAAGTTGTTTGCAATCCTTGTCATGGGGGTTGTGGCGTTTGTTGGGTATATGTTTTGGCAGAACCAATCATTCTTGATCTCTGCGTACCAAGAACAAAAAAGAATGCCGACCATTCACGAAGAACGTGTCGATGATGCGGCTTCTGTATTGTTTAAACAAACAGATGCTAAGTTTGTGGCTATCTTCAAGGTCAATCCAATATTGGGGACGCGAGTGCTGTATCGCTTGTACACCAAGGATGGTCGCAGTAAAGATATGGAAGGATTGGATGTTGGTTTGTTTACGTCTAACCATGCAAACAACAATGATGTCGTGAAGCTAATGGCTGGGGATGTACCTTGCAGTCAATACCTTCGACCACAGAGCGAATTAGGTATTTGGTACATAGCGCAAGGTGCTGGTTATACCTGCCGTATATCTGTTCCGCCTGATCGCAGTCGATTTATTGGGCAGATCACAGCAGGGTGGGAAAAACAACCTGACAACTTAGAACACATTATTTCAATGATGGAAATTGCGGCAACCATGTTAACTAAACGAGGCAACTAATGGCTCAGTTTGAACCAGCTTTTGAGCAGATGATTAGGGACGAGGGTGGTTACGTCCTCCATGAAGTCGCTGGCGACACAGGCGGGATGACTTACGCTGGTATTGCCCGTAACAAAAACCCCCAGTGGAATGGCTGGGCGCTGGTAGACAAAAAAGAATTTGGTGGCTCTTTAACACCTATGGTGCGTGAGTTTTACCGTGTTGAGTTCTGGGACAAGATGCGCGGTAACGAGATTTCAAACCAAGAGGTGGCTAACTCCATCTTTAATTTTGGGGTAAATGCTGGAATGGGAATGGCTGTAAAGCTGGCTCAGTTAGTTGTTGGAGCCACTCCTGATGGCGGTATTGGTGCTAAAACCATAGAGAAACTCAACCAGATTACTGACGGACAGCGGTTTAAGGAGTCTTATGCCTTGGCTAAGATTGCCCGTTATGTTGAGATATGCAACAAAAATCCTGTGCAAGTTAAGTTTCTCAAGGGTTGGATCAACCGCACATTGAAAGGTCTAGCATGAGTTTGCTTGCAGTTGGATCAATTATTGAAGCCGTTGGTAAGGTTGCAGGTGACTTAATTACCACCGACAAAGAAAAGATGGAGATGGAGATCGAGCAACGTAAACTTGATCTTGAAGAAAAGAAAATAGATCAAGCCACAGACTTAGCCCAAATTGATGTTAACAAGATTGAAGCGGCGTCTAGTAGCGTGTTTGTAAGCGGCTGGCGCCCTGCCATCGGTTGGATCGGTGTAGCGGCTATGGGCTACCAATTCTTGCTTTATCCGCTGTTTCAGTGGGCTTGGAAGTACTTACAGGCTATGGGTTGGGTGCCTGTGGGCATGGATCCACCTCCAGTGCTTGAAGCTGACCAACTGTGGGTTATCCTGTCAGGAATTTTAGGTATTGCTGGTATGCGCTCTTTTGAGAAAACCAAAGGTGTGGCAAGCAAGTAGCCTTGTCACAAGCTAAAAGGCAGACTAAAATGAATAAACGAACTCAGAGAAGATAAAATGGCAACAACTCCATCTTGGGTAATGACATACGACTCGCTGACGAGTACGGTGCTTCAGTATCTGGAGCGTAGAGACGCCGCCGTCGTTGAAGCTATCCCAACATTTATCACGCTGTGCGAGTTTGAAATTGCCCAGTACATCAAGACTTTGGGTCAAATGGAAGTGGTGGACGCCAATATGAACATTGGCAACCCAGTCATTGCCAAGCCTGCTCGTTGGCGCAAAACAGTGTCAATGACTCTGTCTAATGGTGGCTTAAAGCAACCCATATTGCTACGCAAGTTGGAGTATCTAAACGCATATGCTCAGGACGTCACAGCTACAGGCATACCCTTGTACTACGCTGACTACGATTTTGAGCATTGGATTGTGGCTCCTACGCCTAATCAAGCATATGCTTTTGAAGCACTTTGCTACACACGGTTACAGCCATTGTCTTCTTCGGCTCAAACAAATTGGTTGACTCAGAACGCACCCAATGCCATGCTGTTTGGCACATTAAAACAGACTGCGCCGTTCCTCAAGAATGATGCGCGTTTGGCGCTTTGGAAACAAATGTTTGACGAAGCTTTAGCCGCCCTTAAAACTGAAGATACCCTGCGTGTCGCAGATCGTTCAGCAATTGCCGTGGATAATTGATCATGCCATCATATGTAAACCCCTTTTCAGGTCAGACGATTTCACCGTCTCAGGTCAGTTACGAGTCTATATCTCTAACGGCTAACCTTGAACTTCAATGGCCTATCAACGGTAACGATGCAACACCTGCAAGTTCTATCATTGACGTTTCTGCTACGTCTTCAGGGACTGGCACAGGATGGTTGCTTGAGCTACCCCCAGCTACACAGGTATCGACTGGTCAATCACTGATTGTTCGCAACACTGGAGCAAATCTTTTTACTGTAACTGACTACAGTGGAAACACCATTGTTTCGGTTGCTTCTGGAATTTCTCAATTTATCTTTTTGAGCAATAACAGCACAGTAAATGGTGTGTGGCAATCAGTTGTTTTTGGTGCAGGTACTTCTTCTGCAAACGCTAGTGCCTTAGCAGGTTATGGCTTGTTGGCTAGTGGATTGACGCTGAATCAAGCACACAACGTCGTAACCTATTTTAGTAGTGCGGTTCTTGATGCAACAGACCGTGCTCAATTCAACGTGTGGACTAGTGGAGTTGGATCGTTTACGCTCCCTTCTGCCGCCACTGTTGGAAACAATTGGTTCACAATCATTCGTAACAGTGGAAGTGGTATTCTGACCCTTACACCTGTAGGTACAGACACAATTGATGGAAACGCAAACCAACAGTTACAGCTAACTGAGTCTTTGGTAATTGTTTCTAACGGAGTTACAGGTTTCAACACCTATGCATATGGTCGATCAAACACCTTTGCGTTTACTCAGTTAGCCCAAGTGGTAACTGGTGGCACTTTGACGTTGTCATCGGCGCAAGGTGCAAACATTATTCAAGAGTATTCAGGTGTTTTAACATCTAATCAGATTGTCGTTTTGCCTTCTACAGTCCAACTGTATTCATTGCAAAATGATACATCTGGCGCTTTCACATTGACGTTTAAAACGGCTGTTGTGGGTGGAGCAACTCTTGTTGTGAACCAAGGTCAAGCGGCCTTTGTGGTTTGCGACGGTACAAACGTTTTCAGTGCTACATCCAACTCATCAAGTACGTTTTCATCTGCAACATTGGCGGCAGGATCAGTTCTGGCTCCTTCTTTGAACTTTACGGGCAGTACGACCACGGGTCTATATTTGCCAGCATCTAATCAAATTGGCTTTGCAGTTAACGCAACCAATGGTATGACCTTGAGTTCTACGGGTTTGGCTGTGACAAATGCGGTATCTTGTACAACGTTAACGGCTACAACTGGCGTTTTTGGCGGTACTTTCTAAATGACAGCGAAGGTCATACAGCTTCAAGTAAAGCCCGGCATCCAGCGGGATGGCACTCTGTTTGCCGCCACTACTTATACAGATGGTGAGTGGGTTCGCTTTCAAAACTCCCTCCCACGAAAAATGGGTGGATACAAGGGCGTATTCTTAAACGCTGAAAGTATTCCTCGTGGCATGACCATGACGTCTGAAGACGGTCTGAACTACGTGGTTGCAGGTTTTTATGATGGCCTTCAGCAGTGGACAACCGATAACGATGACGGTATTGGGTTTGGCCCAGTTGATTTCACCCTGTCAGGGTTTACAACAAACGCCAATAATCTGTGGCAGTTTGATATTGGTTACGACTCGACTGGTAATGCGACGAATAACTTGATTGCACACCCCGGTCAAAACCTTGCCGCTATCGACTCCACAGTCAACACCAAACCGTTGATTGGTGACTTCACAGGAACAACGCTTGCTCCAGTTGGCGTGTTTACTGTCGCAAGTAGCTATTTAAACGGATCAACCATTATTCTCAATGGTGCCAACTATTTGGTGGGTAATGGTCAAACAATATCTGGCACGGGTATTACGGCAGGCACAACAATCACCAACACAAACGTCACTGCAAACGTAACCATAACTGGGTATATGGTCGGCACCACGTTGACCGTCACTGTAGCTAACGATGGCTCACTGGCTGTTGGTCAAACGATCATTGGTGGTGTTGGTGTTGGCGTATTGCCAAATACGACGATTACAGCGCTTGGAACGGGTATTGGGGGTATCGGTACCTACACCATCAATAACTCGCAGACAGTCGGTTCTAGTGGCACTCCTGTGGCCTTCTCGGGAAGTGCAACCACCACATTGACAACTTCAGCCGCAATGACGACTGGAACCGTCACAGTTACGTTTGACAACAACATCTCTGTTTCTGGTGGTGTTGTGATGCTTCACCCCTATTTGTTTGTCTACGGTAACAATGGTCTGATCCAGAACTCAGCCGCTGGGGACTTCTCAAATTGGGTATCTGCTGACGCCAATGCGAACAACGTTGCCACTGGTAAGATTGTCAAAGGTCTACCACTGCGTGGCGGTACCACTTCGCCAGCAGGTCTGTTCTGGTCATTAGACTCCCTGATTCGCGTGACATACACTCCTAGCACCGTCAACGGAATCAACTTCTATTGGAAGTATGACCTACTGACAAGCCAGACCTCCATCATGTCAAGCCAATGCGTGATCGAGTACGACGGCATTTTTTACTGGTGCGCAGTGGATCGTTTCTTGATGTACAACGGTGTTGTTCAAGAGATCCCCAATACTGCAAATCAAAACTACTTCTTTGACAATCTGAACTATGCACAGCGCCAAAAAGTGTGGTGTACAAAGGTTCCTCGTTGGGGTGAGATTTGGTGGTTCTATCCAAGGGGCGACGCTACAGAATGCACGGATGCAATCATTTACAACGTGCGTGAAAAGATTTGGTATGACGCAGGCGAGTCGCCCGGTGCTCAACGCTCTGCAGGCACGTTCTCCGAAGTGTTCCGCAAACCTATTTGGGGCGGTAACGTACAGAACTCAGAGGGCAACTACACCTTGTGGCAACACGAGACTGGTGTGGACGAGGTGTACTTGACGAACGTGAATGCTATTCGCTCATCGTTTGAGACAAATAACTTGGGTTGGGTGACTGGTGGCCCCGGTAATCCACAGCTTTCCGGCGACAACCGTTGGCTACGTGTCGAGCGTGTTGAACCTGACTTTGTACAGAACGGCGACATGAGTTTGTTCGTGATTGGTAAAGGCTACGCAGATGACGTAGATGAAACCTCTGACGCCTATGTATTTGACAATACAACCCTTAAAATTGACATGCGTGAGCAACGTCGTGAACTGCGTTTGAAATTTGAATCAAACACGTTTAATGGCGATTACTTCATGGGTAGGATTCTTCTCAGTGCCGATATGGGTGACGAACGTTCTACAGGTAACCCATAATGGTTACCTACGATCCTCGCAACATGGAATGGGATTTGTACTGTAGTCTTATGGCGGAGTTGTTTTCGTCCAATGACATTGGTACAGTCCCAGAAGAGAACTGGCGCGATTGGGTCGATGGGATCAACGGTATTGGACTTTTTGGTCAATCAGCTATTCCTGATCAGCGTCTATGTGAGACATGGCAAGACTGGGCGGAACAAATGGTTGGCATTATGAGTTTGGCTGGATAAGGCAAAAAAATGGCATTAAGTCAAGCAATGCAATGGGCGCAAGCCAACGGGATGTCTGAAGACGATGTTTACGACAACATCAATAATTGGTCGTCTCAGTTTTCTGGCGCATCTCAAGCCGATAAAGAAGCGGCTATGGCTCAGTACGGTATCAGTGCAGATGACGTTGCCGCCGCTCAAGCCAAAGTTGCTCCAGCAGGCGGATTATCTAGTGTCATCACTGACAGGAATTCCATTCTTGAAGACACTGCCGCTGACACATCAGGCGCATCTACAACGTCCCAAGTAGAGACTCCCGCCGAGGCTATCGCTCGTATTGATCGAGAGCAAAAAGAAGCCGCAAGAGTTGCAAACGCAAACTTAGCCGCATTACAGGCTACTCAAACAACTTCTGGTTTAAGCAATGCCAATCTTATTGGGACAGATACTTCTGCTGGTACGCAAACATACACGCAGGAAGAAGTAAATCAGGCGTTAGTAGACACGCTAGCTGTAGATCCCAACGCAAGCAAAGCAGACATAATGACTGCGGCGGCGGATCTTGGAATTACTCCAGAACAAGTTGAAGCCGCATACAGCGGATTGGATACGTCTGCAACTGTCGATACATCTACAGTTAGCGGTCTTTCCAGCGTCCAAGAGACTGCCAAAGAAGATAAAAAGACAATTCAGCTTCAAGGTCAAAACTACGACATTGACACGGCTGTTGCGGACAAATTAGCAGATCAAATTATTGGTCAAGGTCTTACTTCAAAGTGGAAGGGTGAGGGATTCGGTTCTGCTGAAGCCAATGCTAAGAACATGGCTGAACAGCTTGCCGCCGCAGGCATCACAGACATCAACCAAGTTGGAATGGTTGATAAGAAAGTAGATGTTGCTGTACAGCCTGTATTTGAATCTGTAGATACTGGCGGATACGATGAAAATGGCCCCATCATCATCAACAAAATTGTAGGTTACACGGATGCCAATGGAAATCCTGTTGACCCTAGTTTAGTTAAAACTGAAGTTGACTACGGTGGCGAATCTGGTGGAGGTGGTACGACATTCGTTGCCCCTATTGGAACGCAAAAGGTCATTGGTAACAAAATCACTGGTCAAGAGTTGATCAAAGACTATGACGGTGGTGATTCAGCAACATGGTCAGGAACCTATGCAGGCAAGGGAAACACCGCCTATAAGGTTCAATTTGACGCTCAAGGCAAACCGTATTTTTATACCACTGCCCACTCTTCTAACGATCTTAAAAAGATGATGGACGATCTTGGCCCACTGGGTCAGATTGGTCTTGCACTTGCTACAGGTGGTTTGTCCATACCGCAACAAATTGCGGCTAACTTAGCTGTAAACGTTTTAAGTGGTAACAACATTGGTGATGCAATTAAGAGCGCCGCAATAAGCTACGCTGGTGCGCAGATCCCCGGCCTTGACGCGCTCAAAGAAGGTACGTCATTCATCAAAGATCTTGGCTTGTCACCAGATCTTACAAAGACTCTGACGAATTCGTTCCAGAACGCCGCAGTGTCAGGTGGTACAGCGTTGTTGAGTGGTAAGAACGTTGGTGAGGCCATGCTCAAGGGCGCTGTCGCTGGTGGAACAAACGGCGCTGTCAACGCGCTGATGGGAAATATTGACGGCTTCAGCACACTAACTGATACCCAAAAGAAACTGGTCACGAACGCTGTGACTGGTGTTATCTCAGGTCAGCCACTAGATCAAATTGTTATCAACAGTGCAATTGCCGCCGCCAATGCTGAAGTGGCAAAAGCTAAAGGTGTGAATCAAGTCGGTACATCCCAAACTGGCACAACTAAAGTTGGTGATGGCACTTCCACACCAACAACGAGTGGTTTAGATTCTTTGGTAAACAAAGAGATTGAAAGCGCTTTGACTATCGACGCATCTGGTTCTAAGGATGTCAACTCCGCCGCAAAATTTGCTCAGGATCAAGGGTATGACAAGTTCACCTTTGGTGGCAAAACATACACGATTGAAGGTAACGAAGAAGCAAAAATTGCTGATCTTGAGAAAACGGTCAAAGCAGACATTACAGCCGCCAATCTCAAAGGCGGAGAGTTTGATGGCCTAGATAAAGCTATTGCAGATGCGACCAAACGCAACACAGTAGTACTTGGCAACGACGAGGCCACCACCCTAGAGGAAGCCGCCGCCCTTGCAAAGTTGCGTGACCCTACTGCTTCGCAATTTACGATTGGCGGTCAGACATACTCAATGGGTGCATCTAGTTCGGCTGTAGACACCGCCCTCTCCCAAGCCAAAGTTGAAGAGTTAAAGAACAACATTGCCAACGCGCCGTCAAGAAGCGAAGCATATAAATTGGCTCGTGAAGCTCTTGGTGCTGGTCAGACATTTACATGGGATGGTAAGAGCTACAGCACTAACACTGCTGAAGAAGCTAAAAAGATTGCAACTGCTCAAGGTGATGCGCTTAGTGCAAGAAATCTTGCAGGCGGAACCGCAGAGCAAAAAGCACTGATTGCCGCTCAACGCGACACTGGCGCACGAGCCACTGCCGCAGAAGAGCTTACTAAACAACAAGCCAACGCCAACAAAACAATTCAGTCATCAGGATTTTTCTCTGACCTAGCCAACACCATTCAAAATCAAATGAAGTTGAGTAGTGCGGCGGCTAATGACTATTTGAAAAACAATCCAAATAGCCCGATCACAAACAGCGTGAGCACGGCATACGAGGCCGCAGGAAACTTGCAAAAGAACGCCGCAGGTGGTTTGGCTTTATTGACAAACAACAAACCATTGGCTGACGCTTTTGTAAAAAGTGGTGACGACCTTACAAAGTTCGGTCAGAGCATTGGCAATGGCGTAGAAGATACAAAGAACTGGAACGAAACTACATCACTGATCCAAAATGCCAAAGGATGGGAAAAGCTTGGCATCATAGCTGGTCGCATCATGGACGGCAAAAGCGGATTGGGTCGTCAAGTTGAGGTGGAGTTGCGTCAAGAGTTGCCCGGTCTGTTCTTGGGTGGTGGTACCGTAAAGGGCATCATGCTTGCCACTGGTGCAATGGACACCGCAGAGACTGCTGGTAATGCCGCACTGGACGCATACGATGATGCCGTCAAAAAGGGCGCTACCCACAAAGACGCATTGTCGTCTGCTAGAACTGCTGGTGCGGTTGCAGGCGCTACAGAAGCGGCTGTTCAATTGACACTTGGCAAACTAGCCGACTTCGGCGCTGGCAAAATTAGCAACGTGGCTGGCAAGGGTACTGCCAAAGTAGTTGGTGAGGGTGTTGTTGAAGGTGGTCAAGAAGCAGGTGCAGGCGCGGCTGTTGACTTGGCGCTTGGTAATGCGATGGACGCAAACAAGTACATCACCCAAGGT